TCTTTATGAGTAGGTCCATTATCCGGTCCTGGGTGTCGTTCGTAGTCGCATTGTTCTAATCCGTTGATAACATCAGTCCAATTGATAATATCACTACAATTTCCTATAAAGCTAATCATTGGGAATTCCTAAAAAATGAAAAAGATAATACGGGCCTTGCCCAGCGTTGGTTCCAGCATGGTATTCTCGGTAGTGATCCCATCGATATATTTCACCTTGTTCTACATTATAAAAACATTCATTACCTAAGATAAATGCTTGAGCAAATTTTGGTTTATCTATAAAACAAACATAGCGAACAAGTTCTCCCTGTGTTAGCCACTCTTCTTCATTATCTTCTACATCCCAATGATATGGAACACATTGACCTGGCATGATTTCAGAAATAAACACACGTTTGGGATCAGCATTAACTATACTAGCAAATATATCTTGTATATTGCTGTTAAAATGTTCCTCTGGATAATAGTCCCACCATTCGATGTTTTTAAAATCGTAATTGGCTTTTTTCCAGGTACTCATTATCTCTTTATAGTAGCCAAGATTAACTGTAGGATCATCTTCAACACGAGCTGTCACTGTAGAAGGACTATTATAATCTCCGCTACGAGGCACAATACTTTTTATAATATTGTCCCAGTCAATTAACCCGTTAGTAGAACCGATGCGCTTAGGCATTAAAAATTTCCCTGTATATAAATTCCATAGTGTAGTTGCCCCACTTAACATGTTCTTGCATGGAACGTTGAAACATGATTTCTAAATTGTATTTGTTATCAACTATAGCGCCAGTTTCAGCTAATCTAAATTTTGCCGACTCGTGTATAATACCGTCCATGTATTCTGCATCGATATATGGATCGTTAACTGGAACACATCCATACCAATCTATCGTTTGCATTTGCCCATCTTTAATAAAATGGCAATGAGGATACATAGTTAATTTGTATGTTCCAGTGTTATATAGATCTGTCATTATGTACTGAAGTTGATTTTTCCAATCGCTACAATAATTATCTAGTTTTTTACCGCTATAAATAATTTCATTGCACGTTTCCCCCTGCCATTCAAAAAATATTTGTTTTGCATTATAATCAATATCTATAACGGTAGGAGTATATGGTTTGTCTTTGTATTTTAATAAATTTTTTACTTCATTACCAAAGAACCATTCAGTTACTGTAGAAGTATACAGTGTTCTATTAGCATCTTCTTGTTTTTGGTATTTGTTTGACCAATCATAATTAGCACAAAATATCGTACGTTCTGGATTAAGTAGTGGCTCATAGGTTTGTTGAGACATGCACCGTATGCCGTCCTCGTCTAATTTTAAAAAAGGAATCCAATTATTAATCGAAATCACGAACTTTATATCCTACACGAGGTTGATCGCTAAAGAAACAACTAGCGATCCATTTAGTTCCTCGAGTGATCAACCGACTTTCATGAATTGTACTCCAGTTTGTTACTTCATCATAGCACTGTTCAAAGTACAAGAATGAACCTACCTTTGGTTGTATTTCAACATTTAATTTTGGAAAATAGGTTTGGCCACCTACAAAATTGTCATTCAAAAAGAATATACCGGTTCCTACTCTGTCGCCGCCGTATCTGTAATAGTTTATTTGTTTCGGATCGTACGGGTAATCGTGATGCAGATCTAAATACTGCCCTTCGACATAGTTATAGATATCTATAGCTTCAATATGGCTGTACGGAATTTTTGCAGAATTCACAATTGCTGTGGCCAACATATCATAATGATAGGGATCTACTCCTAGACTTATTCCCCTGTTTTCTACTAATTCTGTTACCTGTTGAAAAGATTCTTGTCTACTTTGTATTCCGGAATTAGGATTCATCCCATTTCTAGAATGTCTTTCAATGATACTGTTACATGCTTCTATAGACAATAGGTTATCAAAAACACTTATCCTTGGAATATCTAAATGTTTGTGCTCAACTACCGAGGCCAGAACACTGATGTTGATAGCTTTACTTCCTTCATCTGTTTCTATTCTCTCAAAAGAAACCTGCTGAAGTTCAAACAGTACCTGAGGATCTGCTTTTATATCCCATTTTTCTGCAAGAATAGAGGATCCATCTTTGTCAGATAAGATAAATCCATAATCTTTAGCATCATTAAACCATTTAACTATTCCATATTCTATCATATGTATGTATTTAAGTTGTTAATTTTTTGTTGCCACTTGTGTTTCACAGATGCCAGTATCTGTTGTATCTGGTCTACCGCCCAATCAAAGTTTTTAATATATTGATATTTTTTGTAGCTTTTTTGATCATCAGTATTCATTAATAAAGGATCAAAGTAATCTTGAGGATAATTTTTTAAATTAATTATTGTGCCATATGTCGGATAATACCTAAGATAATTAGATATTTCATCTTTAATTTTTTCTATGTCGTCTTGGGTTACTACGAATTCAAAAGGATCAACTTCATCTGCTTTAATATATCCAAATCTTTCTGCAAGTATAAGGCTTAAAAATGTGTTTAGTCTGTCTGGGCGTTCGACAACAAATATGTCATATATTTTAGAATCTAAAGATTTGTTATACCACTCTTGTACAATCGGTAATCCACTGATATGTGATCCGTGTATTTTTAACACAGTATTTGGATCTTCAATTTTATAGAATGCTTTTTTAATATCACTCTCATTTAAATCTAGATTGGTATGAGAAAAAACTTCGTCTTTAATAATAGCTCTACGACATCCATAAAATAGCACTGTGGCTCGTGTTCTTGGTAAAGTATACAACATTACTGGTTTCATAATTCAATTATTGGCTTGCTGACAATCCAATCCTTTTCTTCTAAGGCATTTTTAAACTTTAAAAACATTTCGTGATTAAAAAAATAATTTATAAACGGTGTTATTTGGTTAGGAGTTTCCCAAATAATTACAGATGACTTTGATATAGAATCCCAATTTTTTGTATGTGGAGAACGTACCCTTACTCTATGATCAATGATAGATTGTCTCCACCATACATCAAACTCGAAAATAAATTCTTCACTGTATTTTAAAAATAGAATCTCATCAATTGCAGAATCAAATTCTTTATAGTTGTGGTACTCTACATTTAAATTAGAAATTTTGATTGAGCATCGTTGCATTTTAATATTGCCCCCATTTTGTTAGATTCCAAACACGTTCATGTACAAAGTACAATATTGTATTAGATATCAACTGTATACCAGCTATACTTCCTGCAATAATAAAATTACCAGATATTAAATAACTGATACCGAACGTAGCACCACTACCAGTTACCCGCCAGCTAACGGCCTTTATTAAACTACGGGTAGCAGTGTCGCTCATTTAAGTCCTAGTTCTTTGCGAATCTTTGTGGCACTGATGTCTGTGACAGCTTCATCAAATGTTTCTTCTGCGTGGGTATATCCTACTCCTCTACCCCAACCAATATGTACGATGTTGGGTACTACCTGTATTTCATACTGTCCTTGGTAAATCGGATCTAGATCACGACGAATAAACGCTTTGACCTTTTCTACTTCAAACGGATTTGATCCTTGCCAGCCTTGTACATCACGTATCTGAATAATCACTTGTCCTGTACGTTGTATTAATCTTTCAAACAGAGCACGATGTCCGTCGTGCCATGGTTGCCAACGACCTAACATCTGTACAGTTTCTCGTTTCCAGTCAAATACAGGTCGGCGACGACGATCAATGATATGCTGGCCAATAAACTCGGCCCACTTTTCTGCATTTTGTTCTGGGACTCTAAAGTCGTAGACCCCAGGTTCAATAAAGGCTGCATTGGTATCTGCGTAACGACTTTCACGGATAGTGTCTACCCAGACGGTCCAGTCTGCTTTAAAGTTATTACGCATTTCAACCAGGGGTGCAACAAAGTCACAGATAACATAGTCACCGCCGGCTTCTATGCTGAACTGAAACATACGCAGACTCTGACGAATGCGTCCATCGTTGCTAAAGTCCCAGTCGTTATACTTGCGGCGGATGTCATCTGCGTTGAACCAAGTTATCTTAGGTTTAAAACCAGTTATGGATAACATCTCAGCGTGACTCAAATCTGCTGTTCCGTGTTTTTCAAGATACTTTTTAAGAGCATCTGCTAGTGTTGTTTTGCCTGAGCCCGGTAGGCCCATAATTAAAATTCGTTGTGTCATTGGGTGGTTCCTATAATCATATATCGTGTGTACAGTGGCAGTTTGAGTTCGCCCGCCCATTGTACTTTTACTTGGCTCTGTTCTATAAAATGTTCTATATCTTTTGCGATACGTACATGTTCTGGAATATCATAATTGTTACTTTGCAAAACTAATAAACTGTTGTGCGGCATACCACTTAACCATAGATCGTATTGATCCTGTGTAATATGTTCGCAACTGGTATTGATAATAACATCGGCATCGCTACGCATGGCACACATGTCTGCGGTCACTGCCCGGAACTTGCCTGCCATTTCTTCTTTCTTATTCATCATTGTAGCAATAGATTCACATGTGGGATCGATATCAACGCTACGAATATTCTTAATGTAAATATCACTCTGGAATAGCATACTAGCGAGTACCCCGACCCAGCCGCCATGAATATCAATGCTGACAAACTTGTTTACATGTTTTCGAAGATTGGCAATCAACCATTCTTTGCTTTTAAGTTGGCCTTGCCAAAATGCATCCATAGTACGCATAGGATCAGGGCTTTGTCGAATAGCCTGCATCCAGTAATGTAAATGTTCTAGATCTATTTGCATTTTGGTATCTTAGAATCCGCTGAACTCACACAGCTGGGTGTTACGCATAATTTTGGTTCTGTAAATAAATCAAATCCTTCTGTGAGTGTACCCAAAGGTACATCATGACAACTGTATGATCTTTTAACTTCATTGCTTCTTATTATAACACTTTGATAGCCGCTATTGCAACTCCAACCTTGAAATTTATTGAAATTAAATGCATTGAATCTTTCAGCTTGATCGAATAGATATTCTGTGTCATTTTGATCGTACATAGCTATCTGATACAGATCCTCAGTATCCACTTTCTGGGGAAACCCTGTTTGCATGACATCGATCATTCTATCAGTGTAACCACTTACTACAAAACTAGCAGTAGGATCACTCTGCGGTTTTAGAGTGACATTGATACCACGTTTAACAAATCTTTCACAGCGATCATATAGCTCCCAAAAATGTTCAGGAACCATCACTTGATTAATGGTAACATATACATTATCATAGATCAATTGCAGACATTTATCACCAAATTCTTGTTCTTTGGCGTGTTCTGCGTGAAAACTGGCAGTGATACTTCGACGCTGTAGATCTCTAGTAGCGTGGCACCAAGATCGCCACCATTTAGATCCCGGAGAAAGATTGGTAGTCATGTGTACGCTTTGGTATGGTGTACTAGAACCGTCGTCCAAATGTTTTATCAACTGTATCAGATCTTTGTAGGCTGTGGGTTCGCCACCACTGAAACTCCAATGAAATTCTGTGAATCCATTCTGTCTCGCCTGTCGTTTGATTTCATCTACAGTGTGTTTGTAGACATTCAAACTTTGATAATCTTGTTTGTCTGATCTAGCATACGGCCAACAATAGGAACAAGAATAGTTACAGAAGCGGCCCAAAATCCAACTGGTGGAGAATAGTGGACGGCTCAACATTGTGCGTTGTCCAAAGCGTACGATATCTTGGAATGGAATTTTTTGAAAATTGATTGTCATAAACTAGTCATATTTAACCGCAAATAAGGTTGCGTCTGTAGAAACGAGAGTATATAATATACATGTGGTCGTGAGTGGAATGGCATACCTCCAGTCCGTTGTGAAACGCACCAGGGAACGGGGCAACGTCTTAGACACAGCCTTTGTAGGTTCGAATCCTACCGACCACACCAATTACTATTATAAGTAGTAGAACATAACTTAAGGAAAACATTATGTCAAACACAGTAGAACAATTAAAATCAGCATTTGAAAACTTTTTAGCGGAAGATGCAAAATTTGCCGCTGGTAACAACGCAGCAGGAACTCGTGCTCGTAAAGCACTTCAAGAAGTTGGTAAAGCAGTTAAAGCTCGTCGTAACGAAATCACAGTAGAAAAGAACGCTCGTAAAGAAGCTAAGGCAGCTTAAATGTCAGACAGTATCGATTTAAGTGACATCGATATAAACATCGGTGGGAGTGGTGGTACCGATACCATCACTCTCGATGCTGCAGGTTATCCTTCAGCTTATTACACCAATGGAATGACCGTGGGAGGAATTACTAGTGTTGGTTCGATTACTGTCCCACACACTATTTCAACTTCGGGCACCAACAGTTATACATATGGTGCTGGAACAGGTCATAACTGGAATACAGGAATAACCGATACTACTGTTCAAATCAATGCCGATGGTATGCAAATTAAAGAAGGCGGCGATATCACGATAGCTGGTAAGAGTCTAAGTGAAGCTATTAACAAAATCGAAGAACGTCTGGGCATACTAAATCCCAATCCTGAATTAGAAGAACGCTGGGACAGATTAAAAGAATTACGTAAGCAATATATAGAGATGGAAAGGGATCTTCTTGAAAAAGAGAAGATAATGAAAATTTTAAAGGAATCATAAATGAATGTTCGACTACTATCCTATAGTCAGCCCTCAGAGGAATTTGCAGATATTGGTGTCAAAGATGCACAGGAACTCATTGCGTATTGCGCCCGTGTCAGCAATCCTTCCAATCAACTCAACTCAGACACATCAGAAAAACTTATCAGATACTTGGTCAAACACCAACACTGGAGCCCACTCGAAATGGTCTCCGCCTGCATCGAAATCACAACTACCCGAGACATTGCCCGACAGATCTTGCGACACCGAAGTTTTAGTTTCCAAGAATTCAGTCAACGATATGCTGACCCTACTCAAGACCTCTCGTTTGTGGTTAGAGAAGCACGAAAGCAAGATCCAAAAAACAGACAGAACTCAATCGCATTGGAACCCACACTCGGCGATGCGATGTTACAAGACCAATGGCGGGACAAGCAACTTGAACTTATCAAACTTGCAAAGGACACCTACGAATGGGCTGTCGATAAAGGCATAGCAAAAGAACAGGCTCGTTCTGTGCTACCAGAAGGTAATACAGTTAGTAAACTTTATATGAATGGTTCCTTGCGTTCTTGGGTACACTTCATACAACTACGTTCAGCCAATGGTACACAACTTGAACATCAATTAGTGGCCAAGGCCTGTGCCGAGGTGATCGCTAAGATATACCCGATGGCTACAGAATTTATTTCAGAATAGGAGTTATCATGGCAACCAGTGATTTTTTAAAAGCAGCACTTGAAAAGAAAAAGGCATCACAAAAGCAAGGTGGTCAAAAAAACAGTAAAGACGACAACCACGGTATACATGGCAGTCAGGTTAATGTCAATAAGCCCGCAAAGAAATCAGCAGGTCGTGGGCGATAATCCAAAATCTATAAAAAACAATCATCTTGACATGTTTTTCAAAAGATAGTATAATTATATTGTTCGGCAGTATAATCTTAAGGAATAAAAATGCGCAGCAATTATTGGTCGATTGGAAAATTTGCAGATTGGATTCGAGGTACGCCTAAGCCCAACTGTGGTACCTGTGAAGAATGGGA